CGCGTGAAATAGCCATTTGTCAGTCTCCTTACACGCCTAAGCAGTTTAGATAGGAATGGGGAGAAACTGTGAAGCTAGACGCAGCATTGAACTTCACAATAACATCTGGAAATGCATCACTCGCCGTAGTCCCTTTAGGGGGCAAGCTCCTCGGCCCTTCAACAAAGTCAACAATACGAAGGGGCAGCGTGGCCGTTACTGCTGGAGTGCTGCCATCAAGTGCGTTCTTGGACTTGCCAAACGTCGCACTTCCCGCCGTAACGACCACAGCCGCGTTCAATCCGCGATCCGTAGTATTCATAGCCTCGTCGGCCTGCATCTGAATAAGGACATTGGGGTCGTCTAGCACATACGCCATCGCATCAGTGGCCGCATTCGATGCGGGCCAATAATTTGAAAACGTCTTCTGGCTGGTCGTGGGGTCCGTGTAGGAGCAACCCAAGAAAATCCCAACGCAACCAAGCGAAGTTGTACCCGCATTCTTCGTAATCGTACCGTTTGCCGCGAGCGTAACAAAGTCGCCGTTGGAAATCAGAGTAGCATATGTCGTAATAATTGGCAGATGTCTCGTCATTCCGGTAAAAGACCCCGAAGCACTAAGTGTGCCGATAGGTCTTGCCCCATATGGGGCTGCTGTAATAGCCATAATTACCTCTTTCTTTCTCTAGTAGTGTCGCAACATTTAGCGAGTTCCCTTGCCAAATGCTACGCGGGTCTTGCGGTCAGGCGCTAGAACTGGCATCCGAGGATCGTTCTCGCGCATATAAGCATTGTCAACGGCCTGCATCTGTGACTCCGCGTGATTGGCATAATACTGCCGTCTCGCCGCGACTGTCTCTTCTGGAGCCTTACAGAGCAATAAACCGCCAACTTCAATTCCACCTTTGCTCGACCAGTCCGAATTATGATCGCTCATAATATGTAGCTCTGGGTGATCTTCGGCACGAACCGGCTCCCATCCTTCACGAAAGCGTTTTGACACATTCGTATTATCTGGATTGCCTACCATAGAGGTTCGTATCCACCGAAACACCCAACCATCTTGCGGAGTGGGATCTGGAAGAATCGACGCGGGCTCCCACGACGGAGTTCTGACCTCGCTTTCGCGAGTATCAATGCTCCGGGGTTCCCTGGGGGTGCGATTGTCAGCCATCAGGACATCTCCTTTATAAGCTGCTGTGCATACTGCTGGGGCGTTAGCCCTATGCGTTTTGCCAGCGACACCTGTGTCGAGGTTAACGTGACATTGCGTGGTGCTGCACCATTATTTCTCATAGCAGGTGCTACCACGGGATTCGCCTTACGGCGAGTTGCAGTTTCTACAACAAAGGACTGACTAGAGTCCGATGTGCTTTCACTGAAGTGCGCAGGAAAAACTTCTTTCATACGTTGATTGATTAATTCATAATACTTTTGGCTGCTTGGGTCAACACCATCCTCACTAACAAGTTTTTCGTGTACACCATACGCGAAACTTGTCATTTCCTTGTCCCTGCCAAACCACGGATTATCTTCCTGCCAGCTAAGGCTTTGTGCGTCCGGCGCTGGCGGTGCAGGCTGGGCCTGCGTCTGCTCTTGGGCTCTCTGCCGCTGGTCCGCTGCTACCTCTTGCTGCCAGTCGCTGACAATCTCTTGCGACACATTTAACGCAGACGCTTGATTTAACTGGGCGTTGGTTAAATACTCCTGTGCTGCCGCAATCTCATCAGAGTCGCCTGACTCATGCGCGTTCTTGAAGTTATCTCTTGCAATCGAAAGAATAGCTTCCGCGCCATGCGTACTTCTCTCGGTCAAGGCTTCTTGAGAGTTCTTGATAAGCTTTACTAAGTTTTGATTCTCTGCTTGCAGGTTTTGCGTGTAACTGATCGCCTCACTTGAAAGTTTCTCAGAAGCCTCTTTGGCCCGCCGCTCTTCGTGGAATTGCCACTTGAGCTTTTTCATGCGTTTAGACGCCTTCTGCCCGTAACTTTCTATCTCTGCGTCTACCGATGCGTCGTCTGAACTGTCTTCCTTCGCGGAACTCGCAGCCTCTTCTCTGCGATCCTCCTCTGGGCGGTCATCAACCACCTGAATGTCAAGTTCTTCCTCTTGGAAAGAAGATGGAGAGTCTTCGGACGGGCCAATCTTGGTCTTCATCCCGAAAAATCTGTCTTCGTTATTCATTCGGCCTGTTTCGTCGCTCATCTTATGCTCGCTCCACTCCTCGGGGATCATCTACGACCGCTTCGACAGTATCATCATTGATCAGGCGGAATTCCTTACCGTGGATCTTGATTCTAGTGCCGCTAAACGCCCGAAAAACAACCCAATCACCTACTCCACAGTACGGGCCACTGGGGAATCGGGCATAATTCGCGTAAGCGTCGGAGCCCATAGACATTACCCAGCCCACGACGGTTGAAATAGACTCCTCTTGTTGCGTGTCAGAAGACTTGATAATTCCGCCTTCTGTCGTTTCCTGAATCTCAGGCAGCGCGATTAGGATCTTGTAGCCCTTCGGCTCCGGCAACTGGGATGCAAAGTTGATGGAGGCATCGAATGGCTTCTCCATCATCTCCTCAATCTCATCCAGCCCTGCCGCCTTGTCCAAAACATCGCTTGCGAGTGTAGCCATATTAGCCTCTCGTTAAAATGTGCGCTCGTAAGAGCGAAAGTTGATTATCGTGCGAGTCGAGCGGTTTTTTTTATTTTCCCCTCACTGTGATAGAGTTAAAAACTTTCGAGTTTGTTCTCTAGGTCTACAATCTCCCGCTCTATCCAAGCGAGTCCCTCTAGCTTGCCGCAAATCGTACGATACTCCTCTATATCCTTAGCGGAGCCCTTCGATAAGTGGTCACTCAATATATCCGACTGCGCTATAATCTTTTTCCTAAGCAAGCTCAGTACGTCTTCAGGCATCCTCATCACCCTTTGCCATATCCCTGCCGAGCTTGATCCCTTCCAAATGCTGTGACGCCCTAAACGTCTGCTCGTCATGCTCCGCTTTCAGTCTCAGGGCCTCTTCCTCAAGAGAGAGCGCGGCGATATCTAACTGATGCTGGCGCTCAAGCTTTTCTCTTTCAAAGGCCAGAGTTGCGGCATCTCTCTGCGACCCAGCCGCCATCTTCTGTTGGTCAAGCTGTTGTCTCGCGGAGTCGGCTTCCTGTTTGCGCTTAACATCCATCTCGCGAATACCAAGCTCACGTTCACGCTGTTGGATGATGGGATCTTGCTGCTGCTCTGCGTTCTCGGCGGCCTGCTGCTGCTGCTGTTTCTTGCCAAGCATCTGATCAGCGGCGTCCGCGACCAGTGTACTGAGGCGCTTCTCAATGTCTTCCGGCAGCGGCTCGCCAACGGGCGGCAGTTCAACTCCAAGCTCATCTTCGATCTGGGAGCGGAACACGAATGCCAAGTGTTCACGCAGATGTGAGTCAAGCGCACCATTGATTGCGGCACCAGCAGGACTGTTCTGCATCTCCTGCCCGATCTGTGGGTCGTTCTTGAGCGCCATGTGGACACGCATATGCGCCTCATGGTCTTGGTACTCGTAGACCTTAACAGGTGCCTGGGTGAGTATCGCTTGGTTTTCAGTGACTGGGTCTTTCGCTGGAACCTCATCGGGCTGCGGAACGATTTTGTCTGCGTTCGGGATGCCGATCAATTCCATCATCTGACGATGCAGCAGGGGCAGGTCATATAGATTAGGTGCCTGGGATGCCAACTGTAGGGCTGCCTGGTACTGCATGATCCTTTGTGCCATCGTAGAGGCGTTTGGGTCTGACACTGGAGTGATATCTACTCGGTCATCGAAGTCCTCCGCCTTGATATCTTCTCCAGCATCCGTCTCGTATGGGTAGCTGGGGTCAGTGTACTCGTGGATGATTGTGGCTAGGATCTTAAATTCTTTCTTCAGGCTCGCATGGATACGCGCCTGAATAGCAGACTGCACTTTCATCGTGCGTTCTATGATGGCGAGCGTGGTGCCGACAGGAGCGTTCTGATTCATGTCGCCCACTTTGATATCCGCCATCGACGCAAATCTTCGCCCTTCCTCAACGATATTGCCAAGTAGTTGGTAAAGGACTGAGGACGGTTCCTTGTACGGCAGGAACGTGATGTTGTCCCTGATTACGCCACCGGGCACATCGACATCCCTGAACTCACCTGGCATGATAGGTGTGTCATCGCCCTTGATTCTAAGGCCACGGGTCTTCAGCCCTCCGGGCAAGTTCGACAGTGTGCCAGCGTCAACTAATTGACGGAGCAGGCTTGTCGCAGACTTGGCGAGGCCACCGATCATGTGGATCAGGCCCAGGTTATAAAAGCCTATGCCCGGCACATATCCGTAATGCACGAAGTGCTGTTTCTTCGTCCTATGCTCGTCGTCCTCCAGCCAGTTCCGGTAAATAGATAGGACGGTGGAGCTTGACTTATCAATAGTAATGACGTAGGGCAAGGCCACCCCGTCGTCGTCCTCAAATCCGGGCAGGTCCAAGTTAACGTGCATCTCCAAAAGCTGGTGACGCTCGTCGCTGTCGTAGGACGGGGTGACCCCTCCGATGTCGTTGTACTTTTTCTTTATCGGATTTTCTTCAATGTGGGATGTCGCCAATTCCACATCACGGTAGAAACCACTCACCTGTAGCTTACGCACCTGATTCGTGCTTCTCGCCATAACGTGCGTGTACCGTTCGGCCTGCTCCAGATCGGATTCATTGTAGGAGACAACGAAATCTTCGGCTGGCACAAACATCGACGTTGGCCTGCCAAGTGACGGGTCGAAGTAAACCTTACGGAACGCGGAGCCAGCGAGCGGCAGACTGAAAAGAAGCTTCTCGGTTTCAGAGCGGTACTCCGTCATCACCTCCAGAAGCTGGTAGTTCATATAATCCTGAACACGACGCGCCTGCTGCTCGCGTTCCAGACTAGCGACTCCCCAGACCTGGGTCTTAACGGGACCCTTGGCTGGCATAATCTCTTGGATTGTTTCGCTTTGGAAGCGCACCACTGCCTCAGAAAGCATGGGGTGGAAAACACCACAAGCTCCAGCCCAAGGCGTAGTACGGTCTTCAATCTCCAGACCTAGCTGGTCAAGGCCCTGCTCATAGGTGCCCTCCCATGCGCCCCTGCTACTCTTGTCTGCCTTGAACTTTCCGATCAGGTCGGAGGCGATGGTCCGTAGCTCACTATCATCCACGACCTCGGCCAGATTGGAGGAGAACTCCGTCTCGACGCGCTTCAGGTCTGCCATTGGATTGAAGTCAACTACCATGCTGCCGTCGTCCATCTCGGTCAGCGTGGATTCGCCGGGGAGTCCTTCCTCCTCGACAAGGACGAGCCCCTCCGGGGACATATCAAAGTCGTCTTGACTGAATAATCCTTCCAGGGATTTATCTATTGCCATCTAACCACTCCTCGGGAGTAAATCAATAGTAAGCTGCGCGACGAGTAGGTCGTAACTCTTCCATCGGCTCATCACTTTTGAGACTTATGAAGCCACCCTGCCTAAAGCGAAGCAATGCTTGAGTTGATGAGTCAACCAAGTCATCGTGGTCGCCAGTCGGGAAGGACGCAAACTGCTCTATAACTTCTTCTGCCCATCTTTTCTTTGGTGCCCACACATTACCGCTACTGAACAGATCCGATACGGCGTTCACCCTAGCTATCTTATCTCTTCCCCTGCTTGGTGTATACTCTGCGACTGGTATACCCATGCGGCGAAGCTCAAAAATCAGCGGAGTCCCTGCCGCCTTTGCCTCAACAATAAACGCATCGGGATTGTATTCCTTATACATCTCATATGCACGGACCTTCAGGTCAGGAAATTCTAGGCGTTCCTGCAATGCGTCAAGTAATATGATGTTTGCGTTCTTGTCCTCATCATAGAAAACACCCCAAGTCGTGCAGGCGCTATAGTCCGCAGTTTCCTTTGCGAGAAATGCTGTGTCCCAAGACTGGATCACAAACTCGCACTCTGGCGGCTTGCCTTTCGTCCACTCTTTCCACCATTCGCGCTTGATGATCGCGGACTCTTCAGAGGTTGGGTCCTGCTGGTACTGTGTACTCCACTTTGATATTGGAAGTTCTGAGCGCAGCGCCTCCAATTGTTCTATCGGCCAGAATCCGGGCCATAGCGGCTTACCGCTGGGCAGGATAGCTGGCAGTTCAATGATCTCCCACTCGTCAGACCCGCCGCGCTCTATAGACGCCTTGAGGATGCTGCCTGTCAGGTCTCTCTTGGACCAGCGAGTCATCACCACACAGATAGCTCCGCCTGGTTGTAGCCGCTGCCTGGGACCAGAGGTGTACCATTCGTAGGTCTTGTCGTAGACGGACGGGTCACCCTGCGCTGCTTCCTGCTCTGAGTGGGGGTCGTCTACGATCAGGATGTCTGCACCCTTACCCGTCACGGCCCCGCCAACTCCGATAGCGAAGTAGTCGCCGTGTTGGTTTGTGTTCCAGCGTCCGGCTGCCTTAGAGTCGGCACTCAGGGACACGCCTTGAAATATCTTCGCGTATTCTTCGGAGCCCACCAAGTTACGCACCTTACGACCGAAGCCGACTGCCAACTCTGCGGTGTGTGATGTCTGGATCACCTTCTTGTCTGGGAACTTACCTAGGTACCAGGCAGGGAATAGGTGGGACGCAAACTCAGACTTGGTGTGGCGGGGCGGCATATTGATTATCAGCCGCTTCAGGTCGCCACTCGCGATACGGTTGAACGCATCTGCCATAACACGATGGTGGTCGCCCTCTATAAACGCGGGCCAGACCTGCCTCACGAACGCCAGAAAGTCTAAGTGCGACTTCTCCCGTTCTTTGGCTAGGCCCAACTCCTCCAAGAGATCCAGCATTTCCTTCTGCTGGTCTAGCGGCAATGCGCTTACATGAGCGGAGATGGCAGATATGTCCATCAATTCACAAGGCCGCATGACAAACAATTGTCGTCATTGTCTAGGTCGTTACCACATCGTTCGCATTGAATGTACTCTTTATCAGAATCCAAGGTACACATCCAGCAAAATCTTTCGTCCTTATCAAGCTCAGAACCACACCTTGGACAAGCGGGTGGGGTCATTCTAGGTCAGGGTCGGTGATCGTTATCCATATTTCCTCGCCCCTGTCTAGCTCCGCGTAAACCAACTTGCAGAGTTTCTCAAAGGCTGGCCTTGTGGTGCCGCTACGAATACGGTGGTTAATGCCGCCGTGGATCGTGTACTCCTCAAGATCAAAACCAACTAGCACACAGCCGTGACTGTCGCGGTGGTCTAGCCCTGGGTGTAGGTAGATCCAAGTAAATCCCGGCACAGACTGAATATGAGGCATACCCCTATACCAGTCCCATCGCTTATAATAATGTTGGAACTTCGGACTGTCCGTCCTAAGCCCGATACGGAAACGCCCCGTAGGGATCGCCGTCTCTCCGGGCACCTTCGGGCCG